CTTTTTGAGCCAAAATTAGCACTTAAATTTATTAAACTCCCACTTGAAGCATCCCATAATAAAACCCTATTTGTTGTTGAAGATGAATTTACAATCTCAACTATTCCCCCAATCCCTTCGCCAGTACTAACATTGAACTCAACATATAAAGTTCCTTCCTCTTGATTTATAACACCACTTGGAGGAATTTGATAAGAAACATCCTTAGCCCTTGTTACCGCAGCACCACTCGTAGGAATATAACTTGTAGCGTATGAGCCTGCTTCCCATTGAATACCCCAAAAATAAACACCAAGACTTGAAGCACCTTGATAAGTATATTTATTTGATGAATTGGCAATACCAATTTGACCTACTAATCCACTATAATCAGATACTGCTGTAACAGTAAGAGAACATCTATACCATCCATCACCATAGTTTACTATATTTGAAGTCCCGCCAGATGTGTATGAAACAGAACCGCTATCTAAATTGTAAACAGAATATTGCCAAGCACCAGTGTAAAATCTAATAACCCCTCTTCCTCCAGTTCCATCAGATTTAAAAAACGCAGAGAATGTATAAGAAGCACCATTTGTAACACTTCCAGCACTATTATAACTTAATAAGTGTTCTCCGTTAGACGAATTATCTATGATTCTGTCGGCAGTCACTTCTCCATCTGGAGATGATACATCGTTTCTTGAAACAGTAACATTTATAAGAGAGTTTCCGTATTGTTCACTATACAAAGCTGAATTAGTCCTACTTGGCTCTAATAGCAAATGTCCATCAGCGTTGTTTAAGAAGTCGATTCTTGGTACACCACTTGCTACACTTTCTATGAGTCCACTCTCGTTTACTCTTGTAGCAGTACTTGCCCTTGTAAATGTAAAAGGCAGGGGCTTAAAGTTATTGTTCAAATCGTTATACGCAAGGACAGAACCTGCTTTAGCTGCCCAAGACCCCGCACCGAATTTTAATGTTGCACTCATAGTTAGTATATTAAGTATTGTTGTGCTTGAGCCATTTCAATAAATGAATCCCAAGAGGTTAAGTCTTCTAATTGCTCATCAGTTAATGCTGCATCAAATGCTATTAGTTGTTTGGTTTTTCCGTAGAAAGGAGATAATCCTGCTCCACTATCAAATCTAAGCTGATTTAATGTATTATTAGGCATCATAACAGCAGAAGAAATGGACCCCACTAAAAAACCATTTACATAAAACTTCAAATCGTTTGTCTTCCAATGAACAGAAATTTTAGATGTTATAGTTGAGTCTAAAATACTATGAAATAATGTTTTTGTGGTTTGTCCATTAACAAATAAAGAATACTCAACTTGATTACTTGTACCAGTATATCTTATATTAACTCTATTAAATCCAGTACCATCAGATATAGCAATGGCTCTTATAATTCCATCATTAGCTAAAGCACTAATCTCAGCAAACAACACCCCTTCTGAATCATTAAACTCAGCAGATGTACCTGCTCCGTTACATACCTCTGCTGCTCTTGCTACTGTTGTTCCCGATGTTGGAATGTATGAAGTAGCGTAAGAACCTGCTTCCGCTTGGAATCCCCATATTTGTAAATCAGAGCTAACATTTGTAACATTGTAAAAACCTATATTTCTTGTTCCAGTTGAACTCGCCGTAAATGTGTAAGTAAATCTTTGCCATTGAGATGTAGCAGTAAATGCTGAAGATATTGATACACCGAAATCGCCATAAATCCTAAAATACTGCTCAGACGATGTATTACTTTTAATATAAACAGATAGCGTTATTTGTTGTCCACTTGTATGCGAAATGCCTTGAAATAAAAGACTTGCAGTTCCAAGAGATGGAATTTGTAATCTATCTGCGTTAGTATCACCATCTGGACTAACAAATTGATTAGCAGTAACAGTTGGAGCGGTTACTCCAGAAGTAGCCCAAGTAGTTGTAAAATCAGCAGATTGCAAAGCTAAGTTAGTCCTCGCAGGTTCCAACAACAAAGCAGGACACGACTGAACAACCCCATTTAAAATAGGATAATCCAATCTTGGAACTCCACTTGCTACTGTCTCAATTAACCCCTCAGCGTTAACCCTTGTAGCAATAGAAGCCCTTGTGAAATCAAAGTCACCATCTCCATTAGCAGGTAGTACAGAATACAAAGTCCCTGCCTTGTATCCCGATGGTATTTGTACTAAAGAAGCATCGTAGTATTTGCTCATTACATTATAATTTTATTTATGTTAGTTTCTACACAAGAAATAGCCTCAAGAGTAGCACTTGCATCAGCTACCCTCTCCGTATATTTTCTTACTATGTTAGTTCTTAAAAAGTCTGTGCTAAAGTAATTAGGACTCACACCAAGACTCTTATTCATATTGTCAATCGTGCAGTAATAAGCCTCAAATACTCCACCATCAGCAATTACTCTCGCTTCTAAAGCATCTACATCAGCTACAATATCTTGGAAGATTTTATAACCTAATGCGTAGTCGCTATATACAATACCCCAGTATATTGGATTGATGACTCCATCACCCCACCAAGTAGTGTCGTATATCTTGCCCCATCCTATGTTGTTGTCTGCGTACATTTATTTCTTTTTATATAACTATTTTTTTGTCTCGTTTTGCTTAATGAACATCAATAGTTTTTGAATGTTGCTATCTTTTGGTTTATATGTTACAGAACCCATCCTTGAAATGTTGAATCTTTGTCAGGGTAAATATCATCGTTTGTATTAGAATAATACTCTGGAAACAAAGACTGATTAAACGACATATAATCAATAAATCTACGAGTGTAATACTCTGCTATATCTCTCTCTTTTTGAACCAAGTAATCTATCTCCTCTTTTGAAGCGATTTCAGAGTTCTCAGAAGTGTGTTTATAAACCCCTCCGTTCTTAATCGAGAAAGAAGCAAATGGTAAATAATCTACCATCGCATAATGAATCAACATAGGTTGAACATAAGTAGTAACTAAACTCAAATAATTACCACTCAATGTACCTGCGATAATATCAGCGGAAATCTTATTGTACAAATCTGTACCCAAGTAATTACGAATATGAATCTCTTGAGCAATCTTAATAAACTGAATAAACTTATCAGTATCCACATTACCATCTAAGATAGTATTGCGAACTATATCCTCTCTTTTTACAAATAACGCTACTGCCATATTATGATGGATAAGCACCTTGTCGTGGCATATCTATTGGAGCAATAGCCACCTCTTTAGGTTGTTTGTTAATTTTAAAACCTTGTCTAACCGCTTCGTTTACATTCACGAATCTTGTTCCGAATAAAGCATCTCCTGCGTAAGGCTCTCCATTTTGCTTTAACTTCTTCTTGTAGATTCTTCTTTCCCATCTATGATAGCAGTTTACTCCACCCTTGTATTTAAAGAGTGAGTAGTTCTGTCCGTTATGACCAAACTTGTTATTCACACCATTAAAAGACATCATATCAATATCTTCTTTGCGGTATAATTTGTCAGCAGATAGTATTCGAGTGCAGAATTGTCTTGAGTCTCCTTTAGGTTCTTTAGATGTTCCTTTTACATACTTGTATCTTACTTTCCATATCTTACCATCAAGATTCGACTCTTGGTTAGCAGATAACTCAGTAATACCATTCAAGTATCCTTCTACATCAAAACCCTCTGGTTCATCTTCCGTATCTTGAGCATCTACAAGTTCATATTCTTCATCCTCAGCTTCACCTAACTCCTCAATCATTGACCAAATCTCCTCTGCGAGTTCATCACTCATAAAAGGTCTTTTATCAGATGACATCTTTACTCCAGTTTCTTCTTCTCGTGTCTCAGAATCTACCGCATTCTCTAAGTCTGTGAACTCTAAAGGTTGAAGCGTTTTAAAGTACAAATTAAGAGCAATATTGTTGTAAGCTAATACTTGGTCAAAGGCATCTATCAAAAGTGTCTGAAATGGTCTAATTACCGTGTTATCCATCAAGATAGAAGCGGTCTTTAACTCATCAGCGTTATTCCCAAGTCCTGAGTTATCTTTAATACCCAAAAGCATAGGAGAAACTACCCTATGAGATACCATAATCTTTCTCATCGATTCATCAGATAAGAATTGGTATTGGTTGTGTGCATCACTTAACTGAACTGGTGTAATAGTAGCGGCAGCATTAGCATCATCGTTAAACGCTAAGATGAACTTACCAGCATTTGAAGAACCTTGAAACTTCTGTTTAATTCTTTGCTCGATTAGTTGTCTCTCTTCTTCGTTTGGAATACCATTGTTGAAGTTGATAAGCATTGATGGAGCAAGTCCATTCAAGATGTTATTTAAATGGTAGTTTGAAATCTCCTCCTCTAATTCAGCATATTGAAGACCTCCTTGATAATCTACTGGTGAGTAGTAATAGAATCCTGCTCTGTAAGGCTTCACAAATAGAATTTCGATAGACTCTTTAGATGTACCGAACGCGGGTATTCTTAAAGGTTTGTCAGATGGTTTAACTTTAGTCCAATCTTTAAAGTAGTAATAAGCCTCAATATCTCCATCTTCGTTAGCTTTCTCCGCTCTTAAAGTCTCAACTGGGAAGTGTTCTACTTGTGCAATCTTAGTTCTATCCTTAGAGTAGATAACTTGCATAGCACACCCACCCATAAGTTTCAAATCATAAGAAAGTTTGCGAACACAATCCTTTTTAAACAAAGACATCATCTGAGCATACGCATCAGGTTTTCTTTGTGAATCGGTAGCATCCAATCCTCTTCCATAAATCATCTCAGAGATACCATTGATGATAGCGTTGTTTGTAGGAGAACCATTATATCTATCAATCAAATACTGATAGTAGTTATTGTCCTCTCCGTAACTTACCCACTCCTTGCCTCGAATCTCACTCACTTTAGGAGAAGTATAAGAAGACAAGTTCACAACACGAACATCCGTACCGCTTTTAGGCTTTTGTTGTATTACTATGTTTCGTTTCATATAATTATATAATCGTTGTCTCGAGAATTTTCTTTAATGTATTCTCTACCATCAACTTCTTTTAACACATCATCTAAACACGCATTGTCCTCAAATACCCCATCAGCCAATGATACTCTTTCAGATAAATTATCTTCCATACCTGCGTTTACAGAATAATAGAAGTTCGAATCTTGATTTATTACTTGGTCTGTACAGAAAATCTTATCTCGGTATATGTCCAAACCATTAGACACCACTTTAAGGTCATAATAACGACCCTCAACAAGAGAAAACACTTTAGATATAGTTAGATACTCTCCAACCTTAGTAAGTGTCTCAGAACTCGTTAAAACAACATTTGTGCTATCATCTCTTAATATAAGCGTACCAGAAGCAGGATAACTTCTCGGAATAAAAGATAATGTTTGTGTTTCAGCAGATGTGGTTAAAATCTTCATACTTATATAACGATTTTATTTCCCTCTTTTGTGTGTGTAAAACAAAAAAGGAGGCAAAAAAGCCTCCCTTAGTGTAACGCAGTCCGAATGTGTTATGCAGTTGGGTCGATATTAGTTGCACCAATAGTTGATGGAGCAGCAGAACAGAAGAATGGTGGAGCAGTTTCTTGAGCAGTTAAAGTCAAGGTGAATCCACTCAAATCTCCCATAGCAGCACCTGAAACGATAGTACCTCCAGTTACTTCAGCACCGTGTTCTTTACCCATTAAAAAGAACTTTCCATTGTTGTCTTCGATTACTACTTGTGGTCTACCAGCAGCAAGAAGTTTAATCTCCTCTTGTGTAGCAGCATCTAAGTAAGTAAAGGTAACATTCAAAGTAGACTCGTAGAAAGTTGTACCATTCTCACGAGAAGAATTGATAGCAGTCTCTAAAGATGAGTTTCCTTTGATTTCGTATTTGTAAAATTCAGCAGCAGTGCCAATCGTAATCACTCCAGCGGTAGGAGATAAAGCGGCAACATCTGTATCATAATTTGCAAAGTAGATATTCTTCAAACCTCCAACAGAAGATTTACAAGGAAGAACTCTACCTTTAGCGATAGAACAAGCCATAGTTTTTTTAGGTTTTAAGGTTATTAAAAAAGGGCAGGTAGGCACTCGGCTCACCCACCCTTCTTATATTAATTCAATGATGATTAAGAGTAAAGAACGATGTCAGAACCGATTCCGTACTGTACACCAGCGGTAAATCTCATAATAACTCTTACATTTTCAGAGCCATCAAGGTCAGCCATATCCAACAATTTAACCAAGTTGTGGTCAGATAACAAACCAGTACCGAAGAACAAGTTAGATTTCTGAGCAGCCATCATAGTATCATCAGCAAGTCCGTTAGCAACAAAGATTTTAACACCATCGAAAGACAATGCTCCGTTGTTCCACCATTGAGTTCCTTCAGCATTAACACCATTAGCACCCAATCCAGAAGCACCGAATCCACCTAATGCACGAACATAAGCACGAGCAACATTTTGAGATACATAGATGTAAAGGTCTTCTTTACCGTATAGAGCAGATGGAATAGCATCAACTACTTTCCCTAACTCAGCGATAACATTAGCAGCAGTTACAGAAGTACCAACTACATCGATAACAGAAGCATCAGCAGTAGCCAAAGTAACCAATCCGTTGAACTCACCAGCGTTAGCGGTTACACCACCCCAGATGTTTTGTTCAGTTTTCTCAGCTACCAAACCAGCAGTGTGAGCGATAAGGAAATCAGAGAATGCAGGTGGCAAAGAGTCAAATGCAGAATATCCCATTTGTACTGCTTCCCAATCTGAATGGAAATCTTTCTTACAAAGTTCAAGGTTTACTTGGAACTCCTCTGGTTGAAGAATACGCTCAGTCAAAGTGATTGTAGCGGTGTCAGTAAAGTCGCAAGTAGCATCTTTAATTACATTGCTATCAGTAGCAACTTTTTTGATAACTTCTTTGAATTTTACATTTGGTTTGATGGTAATACCACCATTGTTAAGAGTTGCACCAGAAAGTAGAGCAGCAGCGATGTAATCACCAGCAAAACTTCCAGCATAACTTGAGGTAATCGATACACTTGTAGCCATTGTTTATTTGTTTTAGGTTTATTTTTTAATTTGTGAAATTCTTGCCATTACTAAATCCTTAGTAGATTGTGGTCTGTTTGCTCCGAATACGATTTGTTTCTTAGCAGACTCACCTTCAGGAGAATGTTTGATTGGAGCAGCGGCAGGTTTAGAAAGTTCTTCTTTTACCAACTCTTCCACTTCACTCATTTCTTCTTTAGGTTGTAGCATTGCTTTGATTTCTTCAATCATAGATTTCAATTCAGACAACTCTTCTTTAGTAGCATACATAGACTCCTCAGCCATTTCTTCGACTGGGGCTTCTTCCTCTACTTCTTCACCAGCGAGTTCTTTAATCTCTTTGATGATACCTTCTTCTTCGACTACAAGAACCTTTCCATCTTCCAAAGCATACTCGCCTACTGGAAGAGCAATCTTGTCTTCTTCAGTTACGATGAACACCTCGAAGTCAGGAGCAAATTCCTCAGCCTCCAAAACAGTACCGTTCTCAAGTATCATTTGAGCAAGTTTGGTTTCTACAACCTCTTGACTCAACTCAATACCAAGAACGCTTTTGATTTCTTTTAGCATTTCGATTGGGTTTTTCATATTAATATAACGATTAGTGATTTTGATTTTGCATTTTCAGCACCTATACTAATTATATAAGTTTTGATAATCCAGATATAATTGAATTTGCAGCGGATATTTGCTCCTTTGCTTCTTGAACTTTATTCTGCATCATTTTAATGAAATCAGAAGCGCCTAATTCTTTCGCCTTTTGCAAACCGTTCTCTGCAAGTTTCAAAGCAACCTCAGCTTCTGACTTCCCTTTTTTAACCTTATTTTCAATCGCTATAATCTCGGATTGAGACTCGATTAAATCAAAAGATTTCTTCAAAGAAGAATTAATGTCCTCTACAAGAGCGAACTCCACTCTTTGCACCTCAGACAACTCCTCTTTTTGAATCTGAGCAATCTTGCTCATCGCTTGTTTTTGTGTGTTCATAGTTTTATATATTTATTTTAAACCATCATTGATTTAGCCTTAGACACAATGGAATCCATTTCTTTTTTTGATACTTCTGCTTCTGATATTCTGCCCTGAATTACCCTAACTAAATCATCAGCACCCAATTCTTTAGCTGACTCAAGTGCTTTTTTACCTAAGTTTATTGCTACTTGATAATCATTAGAAGCGGTTTTAGCATCAAGTTCAATAGCCTGAACCAATTTCCCAAGATTTTTCTCAGAACTAATTGCTCTGTCTAACGCTTTGTCAATATCAGAAATAAGAGACAACTCCACCTTGTGAGAAGATAACTCTTGTTTATCTTTTTGTTTGCTTATTTGCGAAACCACTTGGAACGCTCTTTCTTTTGTATTCATTTTATTTATAGTTTATGGTTTAACTTCTTGTTTTACCGATTCCTTGCGCCCACAGAGACCCATCACAACACTTTCTTGAGTATGTGTCCTTGTCTTTACACAGACATCCTCTCGCACTTCCTCTGGGACTTGTTACACTTGGTGTCTGTTCTTCCTTACGCATAGCTTTGTGTTTTTTGAATGAAGAATATAATATCCCATATATTAGCGGTTCCACCATTAGCGGTAATCTTCCATTGACTACCATTAGCAACAAACGCATCGTCTGCATACCATTGAAATACTTCGTGAAATTGATGTTCTATATCATTGCCCTTAGGGAACCCAATATCTTTACCAACTCTTCTATAAGGAGTTCCATTTGTCGCATCTAATTGTAACCTTAAATATGTTTGATTTGCATTAGGTGCTGAGTAATAAAAAACTACTGTACATACATAAGTATCATTTACAGAATCGGCTAATATCTTTTTTGTTGTGCCATTGTAATAATCAATACCAATATTAGAACGAACTATGTTTGCGGAATTATTTGGTACAACTATTTCAATACCATCTAATAATTCTAATTTGTTAGATGAGGTATATAATCCGTCATCATATCTTGCCCATCCAAGACCTGAACCAACACCACTCTGAGGATATAACTTTACCCACTCGCCACCGAACACAGTCCATACTCCAGACTCAGTAGTAACATACGCACCTTCCTCAATGTTATATTGATTGCGGATTGTGTCAGTATCTACATCTACTTGAACCTTATATGATGTATTGAAAACTGTACTCATCTACCTTGTCCCTTATAAAGTTTCTTATAGTTCTTACTTGTCTTTAAAACGCTTGTCTTACTCTTAGCGTGTACATTAGGTCGAGATACATCTGGTTTCTCGTAAACCATTCCTGCGGTTTGTTTCTTAGCCATCTAATTCTCCGAGTTCTTTAAGTTTGCTTTCCGCCCATCTCTTACCCGCAAGTCCTCCCCATAGTAAATACGAAATAGTACCACAAGCCTCATTATCCCCTTCTACATAATACTCCTCTGCTCTGCTTAGATAAGAATACATCCTCTTAATGGTCTCTACGCTGATAGGTTTCTTTTGTGCTAATTGTTGGGCTCGAATCTTGCCAACTTCGGTAGCACATCGGTTGTTAATCTTTTCGTTTAACTCGATACCTTTCTTAGCGTTGTTTGAAACTGCATCTGGATAATCAGAGTAAGATTCCATCTCTAACTTCTTTCCGCCTTTTACTCTCTTGTCTCCTTTGATGATTCCACGAACCACACCAAGCATATACTCGGCTTCTTCTTCTTCGGTTTGAGCAAGTAACTCAGACAAAGAATCTTTAGGTCTTTCTATCTTATCAGTGAAATAACCCTCAATAGAGAATCCTTTTACTTTACCCGTTTTAACATACTCATCCCAAACCTCTTCATTGTTTACTTTTACCGCACCCATCCAAGTACCTACTGGAACTTCCATTCCGTACATACGAGATTTATCGTGTACCTCATCTTCAACAATCCAAGACTCTACCAAAGACAACCCATTAAGAGCGTATTGATGCTCCATTGTAGAGTTGTTCTGATTACCTTTCATTAAGAACTTCTGAGCGGTTTTAAGGATAGTATCTTTTGAAAAGAATACATAATACTCATCTTCTCCGTTCCTTCTGTAAATAGGCTTATTAGGTACAAGTAAAGCACCCATTAGGATTCGTTTCTCACTTGATACCTCAGCGAGTTTTATCTCTTGAGAATTAAGTGCTATAAAGTCCTCCTCAATCGCGGGGTTCTCAACAACCGAAATCGCTTCTACTCCTGATATTTCGTTATCCTCATCTAAAATGAGTTCTATAATCTTAAAATTGCTCATATATACTTAACGATTTTTAAGGTTGATTTTGTATTTATAACGATGCTCCTTTAACGATATTTCTCTCTAACGATTGTGCAGTTGTAACATCGGATGCTACTACATAGGTCTTAATAGGTTGTTTGTTTTGACTCGCTATCACATCCGCTAATTGAGTAGCGCTGGATTGACCCACCACATTAAACGAAGGTGGATTAGGTGTTGCAGGTGGTACAGACCCAGTAGATATATTAGGAGTCGAAGGACTATCTACACTACCGCCAACTCCAATACTTGAAGCGACCTTCTTAGACTTTCCAATAGCACTACTTACCGCACTAACGATACCAGCAGCTTGTAAACCATATCCTATAAGCATTGGTATGTTTTGCGGGAATCCAATCTTAGCGGTTTGAGCAGTACCCTCAGCAATCGCAGCGGATGATTTAGCACCAGATAAACTTGCAAGTGTTATGGTTTTCTTAGCTTCCATAAACAACTCTTTTATAGCAAGT